ATTTGAACTACTGTTATTTTGGCAATTCCTAAATCATTTGCAATTTCTAAAGCTGTTTTCATAATTTATTCATTTTAGATTCTAAGATTATAAACTCGGGTTGTAATATTTGGTGTATTTGTTCTTCCTGTAATTTAGTGTACCTAAGCCTACCACCTGTTTTTTTTATTATAAGTTTTTCATTATCTACTATGTGCCTTATTTTGTTTTGTGTCACACTGCACTCTCTCGCTATCTCTAGTGTTGTTTTCATTTCTTTAATACTTTAGTGATTATTCCCTCTACTGATTTCGGGTCTTTCTCGTGAGCCATTAAGAAGTTACAAATTAAAGCCTTGTCTAATATGTTATAGTTCATAATGTACTCAGCGTTTTTCTTGGTTACATCGTAAAAAGCATTTATCCCCTCAGTCGATACATTATAGAACTCGTTATACAATTTAGTTTGCTTGTCTAAGCTTGGATAGATTGCCGTTAGTTGGCTTTGTAAGGCTTTATTTTTAAACTTATGGTCTATCTGTTTAAGTTCGTCTAATATCTCAATAGAACGCTGGAAAAGTACACTTAATTCAACAACGTTATAACCTACGTACTGCTCTTTTGTTAGTTCGATATTTTCCATTCTCTTACCATTTCTTTAAGTTGTTTTACTAAATCGTAACGCACGCTAAATGTTACTTTTTTTGTGGGAATTTCTAAAGGCTTACGCCCAGCATTTACCCTACTACCTCCGCTACGTTTATAGCTACCGTCTTTTTTTTGTTTCATAGTTATTTATTTTATTGCGTTTAAAACTTCTGTTTGTGTTTTGTATATCCTTGTTTTTGTCCCGAACGTTCTATTAGTTGCGTAATAACCAGTTCTAACCCCTCCGTTAATTGTAACTCCTAATTGAAATCCTTTTTTGCTAAGTTTGTCTTGAATTGTCATCTCTATTCGTTTTAATTGTTATTAGCTTTATTGCTGGTACAAATATAAAGCTATTTTTGAATAAAAAAAACTTTTAATCAAAATAAGTGAAAAAAAAACCCAACTTTTTAAGGCTGGGTTAATTTAGAGTTATACTAAATCACTTAAATCAACTGGTTTAAATCCGTTCGGTTTCAATATTTTGCCCTCAGCATCTCGCAATATTTGACCGTTTGGAAATTTACTCATATTGTTTTCGTGAACTCGATTAAATGCTTCTTCGAATATATTACTCATTCCGTGCTGGTGTATCGTTCCGAGTAGCACATACATCTGGTCAACTAAAGCATCAAGTATCTCTACTTTATCGTGGTCGTGGCACGCTTGAAGGTACTCCTTATTCTCCTCTTTCATTAGATTATAGCGTAATGTATAATCATTGTATTTCGTAAGGCTTGGCGATTCGTTTATAAGTTGTCGCCCAATAGTCATAAAATCTTTAACTTTTTTCTCCATCTTTCAGTATTTTGTGGTATAAATTATTAATTCTTTCGGAGTTGTGTCCTTTTTTTCTGTAGTACTCGAGTACTGCTTTAATCCTTTTTAGTTTGTTCATATTCTTTTAAATAAAGTTCTAAAACCGCAATAGTCTTTTTTATGTCCTCCTCAAAGTTCCCTTTTTTTCTGCATCGAACCGTACGTTTTAAAATGTCAAATTCCCAAGCGTTTAAACCTTGTTGTTCTGCAAATTGGTATAAACTACCTTTACTATTATCGTAGTGGCTAGGAGTGTTTATTTCTTTCATAATCTATTTAAATTAACCGCCCTAAATTAATAAGGCGGTTGTGTTAGTTATTAGAAAGGAGGTTCGTCGGTTGCTACTGGTGCAGTTTCTGCTACTGGAGCATCGCCCACTTTGTTGATTTTCCAAGCGGATAATTTTATAAAGTATTTACCATTCCACTCATTACATCCCACATTAAATTCAACTTTTACGGTTTGTCCTACTTTGTTAAATTTTGTAAAGTTTTGTACTTTTTCTTCTCCAAAGATTTCAAAACAATAAAGGTTATTGTATTGTTCTTCTGTTTTTACTAAAAAACTTTGTTTATGCCATTCTTTACCGTCTTTTGATTGTCCTGTTTCTAACGGTAAAATGTTTTCGATTAATCCTGTTACTTCTAAAGCCATTGTTTATTATTATTTAATTTATTAATATACTCGTTTTTAATTTCCGTTGCTTCCTTAATTCGTTCTTTTATCTTGTCGCATAAAACCTCATCACGTTCAATTAGTATTTCGTGCCAATATTCCATCCCCTCGTGAACTAAATAGTTAAAGAAATACGCTCTATTTCGATTGGTTGCCATCATTTGCAGTTGCATCTGGGCATAATACTTACTATCTATTTCATTTGTAGCTACTAATTTAAAGAAAGTAGTTGAGCGCGGACATTTAATTTCTAAAATCGCATCGTTACCAACTAAGCCATCAGGACTTGCACCTGCATCTGTTCCGAGTTCAAAGAATCCGCAATTTTCAACCTCTATAAATTCAAGTTCCTTAATTTCTTTGAATTTTGCAAAAGCTAAAGGCTCTAGGTCAATCCCTCTTTGCATATCATAAGAGATAAAACTTTCTTCCATTTCTCCAAATAGTTGTTCTATAGCTTTATCAAAGGCGTAACTTTTTCCAGTTTCTCCAAGTCCTTTAACTCCTAAAAGTTTTACTATTTCGCTGGCGGTAAATTTACCTCTACGTTGTTCGTGCCATTCATTTGAGCGTTGTACATTTTCCATATTTCCTCTGTTATTGTGTAATTTTTTTCTATTTGTTCTCTTGTTGCCTTAACTTTTAAAGCGCCCTCAAAATTAGCCTCTGTAAATTCCTTTTTTACTTTCTCTTTAGGTCGTATCGCCTTAACTCGAATCCCATCGGTAATTGCGCCCATCATTTTAACGTTACGGTCAACAAACAATTCTATTTTCATTCCTGACCAATTCTCGATTACGTGGCACTCTTTACCAATTAAGCCATCTTGTTTAGCAAAACCAGCTAATATCTTATTATTGGTGCTATTTAATTTTAAAGGCTTAACGGCTTCCATAAAGTAGCAAAATATACCGTCTTGTTTAGTTCCTGATACATCTACTCCAGTTTCGTATTTTACTTCCTTAATCGTAAAAATTAAAGGTAATCCGTCCGTTTCCATTGCATCTAAATCCGCACTCGCTAAATGCGTGCTTTTTCTATACTTCCTCCAGTCTGTTCCCATCTTGTAATTCTTTTAATAGTTGTGTTAAAATTTCTTTTGCCTCGTTTAGCTGGCTTTGAAGTTTGGCGTTTTCTCTCTCCAACGCTTCAATTCTCTGTGTTTGATAATCTGTTAGTTGTTCCATTTGATTTATTTATTAAAATTTCTCTATTTCTTTAAATACTTTTTGCCAATATTTATATCTTTCCGTTGTTTCATTTAGTTTTGTTTCTTCCATCAACTCGTAAACCAATAAAAATATATGATGTTTTATTGTTGATTTTGGCAATTCATTTATTAATGGATAAATTTGTTCAGAGTACCTATATATTAAGTAATCTGCTTTCTCTTTTGGCGTCATAATTAATCTATTTTATCAATTCCATTACGTGCGTTTTCTTTTGTATAAATAACTTTAAAACTTGATTTACTTTGGCTTTGACTTCTTAAGTCTTTGAAGTCTCCTTTTACTATTTTAGAAAAATTTCTTGCGTTTTTTTCAGATTCAAATCTTCTGCTTCTTTGTTCTTGTGGGTTTCTCATATCTGTTTATTTTTTTACAAATATAATACTTTATTTTGATTAAACAATACTTTTATTCAAAAAGGACAATTATTTTTTTCTTTAGGTATTAAATCTTTGTACTCTCGTTTGATTTTCTCAGCTATGGCTTCTCTAATGAAATGCCCAACATCGACATTGTAAGACTTCATTTTTTGGAGTGTAGCTAGTTGTATTGGTGTAACTCTGATTACTTTTGTTTTCGTGTATATTTGCATTTTTAAAAAATTATTGAATCAATAACATCTGTTATTACTTTTCTTATTTCCTTATCTTTTATTTCTTTATAGTAGTTTTCATCTCTTTCATTAACTATAACACAATTTAAACCGTTGTCATCAGTTGCAGAAAAAAGAATTTGATAAAACCTTTCTAAATCATTTAATTGAGTTTCATTACAATAACAAATTATTTCAAAATTATGTTTTTCTATTCCATGTTTTAAAAAAGAATTATTTAGTCTTGGTTGACCTTTAGCTAATTTATATTTGTATTCTTTAAATCTTCTTTTAATGTTTTTGCTTTGACCAATATAAACTCTTTTTGTGGGACTTGTAATTTTATAAATACCTATCATAAAAATAAACAACCCTCTAAATAGTACCGCCAAGTAAACTATAAAGAGGGTGTTAATTAAACTTTAAATCTTGGCGGATTTAAAGCAAAGATAAAGATAAAAATCGAAAAAAACTCGGATTACTTTTGTTTTTGTTAGTATTTTCATAGTATTGTAATACGTTAGTTGCTGTTAGCGGGTAGTTAGCGGTAATATCACTAAATAATTATACATAAATCTTTTTCCCACCTTTCAATTTCTAAACAGCCATCATGTAATACTTCATAAGAATAAAAAGTTTCTCCAACAATAACACCGTTACTAATGCTTCCATCTTCATTAAAACATCTAACTTTAATACTACCGCTAACACTCGTTTGGCTCAATGCCTTATTTTCGTTTTTATCGTTTTTCATTACGTTTTGTTTTTAATTAGATAATTTAGTTTTTACAACTCGGAACTAAGCCAAGTTGCAAAACGTTATAAGCTATTTTTAAAGGTGCCAAATTCGACACCCTTAATATTACATCATTTTCTCAATTATAGCTTCTATTCTGCCTTTCATTCCGTGACCTGTAACTTTCAATACTTCGTGAACTTTCCATAGTTCGTCTATAATTTCGTTGCGTTTTTCGTGAAATACGTGTTCGTGTCCTGATTCGTATGCTTCAGATAGGTTATCCCAATGTGGCGTAAACTCATCTTTAAAAGTTTCTCTATTCATAGGACTATCGCTATCGTGTAATCCTGTTTTGTAATCGTCGTAATTAAAACTCATAATTTCTCTTTTTTAATTGTTATCTGAGTACAAATATAAGTCTATATTTTGAATTAAAAAAACTTTTTTTCAAAATTAACATAAAAAAAACCGTTAAAGTTAATTAACGGCTTTAAAATAAGTGCTCTAAATGGTAGCTAATTCAAATAGACTGGTACACTATTTACTCAACTTATGTGCAAACAATTTCACAACAACTCCAACAGGAACTATCTTTGCAATAAATCTTAAAATTCTACCAGCGTTGGTAGTTGCTGGACTTTGGCTGTATTTTGTAGCAGCGTTAGTTAATAAGTTTTCAATCAATTCTTTTTCCATACTTTTAAATTTTTGGGTATGTTATCCCGTTGTTAGTAATAATAATTCCTTTGTCAAATCTACTTTTTAAAGTTTTCCAATCAAAACCAAATGTTTTCTGAAAGTGTGGCGCATCTTTAAATTTTTTCCAATCTCCGCCCCACTCGTAACCTTTACCTTTAAAGTACTCAGCTACTTTGTGCCAGTGTTCGTCAATTATCCAAGACGCACTTTCGAAATTACCATCGCCATTTTTATCGTATAATAATACAACATCAAAAGCTAATCCGTAATTGTGCATACTTTGGAAAGAATCCGCATTTGTAACCTTAGGACGTTTTAAGAATAAAGCGTGTTGTTCCGCTGGACTTCTATAAACGTGGCTAAAACGTAGCCTAACGTGTTTAGGTAGCTTGTTATTACATTCTTTGTAATACACAAATAACTCCTCCCTAATCTTTGGGTGTGCTAATGCAATTCTTTCTAGTGTGATTTTATCCATATTTTTTATTTATTTCCTTCGTTAGATTTTAAATATCTTTTCCAATAATAAGCTATGGTCGTACCTATAACCATAGCAACGGTAGTAATAATCACTTTCTCCATCATTTCCATAACAAATGTGCTTAAAAAGGCTGCACTTAACATTGATATTAGTTCTATCTTATTACCTGTCATTTCGTTTGTTTAAAAGGTCAATAAGTGAATAAGGGTTACGCATTAATACAACGGCTACTGCAGTTAATACAACTTCATTCATATTTAATTCTAAAGTATCTTGAAAATACTTATAAACTTGAAGTACCAATATAGCGAACCCTATTATAAGGGTTAACCATTTCATTATTTCGGTGCGTTGTGCTTGGCTCATAATTACAAAGATATACTTTTTTTACAATGGTTTTTATCTATAATGTCTAAAATTTTAACTAAAATACGCCCGCATTTAGTTAGGGTATTATCTCGCTCGTTTTTACCAAGCGCGCTAGATATAGTTTCGTTAGGGTTGCCGAACTGATAACCGTTTTTTTGCATTGAAAAATTAAGAAACGCCCTAAATTCTCGATTTCCGAACTTGTCTAAATTTAACGCCGTTTGTTTAAAATACCCTTTTTTGTTTTTTACACAAAAGTAATTGATAATTGATAACGGTAAGAACAATAACCAAGCTAAAATTAATAACATAATTCGATATAATTTGATATTTGTAAATGCAATCTATCGTATAAAGTAACTCCTATATTTTGCGAGCCTAACGCTTCCAATTTAATTAAACCGCTAATCCACTGCCCCGCTCTAATTTCGTCACGTACAGGTATCAAAAGTTCTTCAATTGCTTTATGCTCGGCTTCACTTATTTGACCGCTTAACTTAGCCACTCTAAACTCTGCGCTAATCTTTAAATACGCGTCCATTCCGTCACGTTCCCTTTGTTGGTACTTCAAGAACTCGGCTTCTATTAGCTCCTCATCAGTTGGAACGTGTGTTTCAATCAATACGCCACCAACTAAACGAGGTCTTTTAAATTGCGTGTTAAGTAAAGGTGTACCATTTTCGGGACAAGTATCACTCATAATACAATGAGTAATATAATTGTTTTCGTCTAAAATTGAGTATAAAGGCATATTATTTTGTTATTAAAAGTTGTGTTCTTACTACAGAATCGGTTGATACTGATAACTGAACCGAAGTGAATAAATAGTTGTTAATAGTCGGGTCAAATGAAATACTTAATCCAGTACTTGTGCTTCCGAAGTTGTCTGAAAATGCACTCGTTGCTCCACTTACTCTATTTTTCAAAAGTCCTCCAATTATCTCGTAAGTTCTGCGTGAACTGCCTCCTAATTGCGTTGCTGTAAAAGTTGTTGTTGATATTGCCGTCGAAGTCGCAAAATCATTTGAACTATTTACGTGCAATTTAACGATACAAGTCCCCGCAACTCCCGTTTTTAAAATTGATAAAGAATCTAAAGAAAAGTAATCGTTTGCACTAAATGTGTTTGCAGGAATTAAAATACTGCTTCCTATTTGCG